CCAGTACATCTTTTAGAGAATTTCAGTAAGAGAGGGCAAAGTGGAAAAAAAGGAGCTTATCAATTAGATCACATTTATCCAATATCTATAGGATTTATCAATAAAATACCAGCTGAGGAGATTGGGAATATTTCAAATTTGAAAATGATTCCTTGGTTGGAAAATGTGCTAAAAAGTAATAAATTATAGAATGGAAGTAACTAAAAATAAATCAGTAAATATAGGCGAGGATACCTATGCTATTTTAAAAGCTCATTGCTTAGAAAATGGACTTAAGATTACAAAATATTTAGAAATAATAATAAAAGAAAAGTTATGCAAGAAAAAAGAAAAACAATAATTAAATATGTTCCTCATGGAATAAACGAAGATCATTTCTTTCCAATGACTTCAGTAGATGATCTTAAACACTTAGATGAGTTTAAAAAGAATTTATTTCAAGGAAAAGATATTGAATTCATAGCATTCTTTAATTCCAGAAACATCAAAAGAAAATCTCCAGGAGATGTAATTCTATCTTACAGAATGTTCTGTGATATGATTGGAGAAGAGAAAGCCAAGAAATGTGCTCTAGTAATGCATACACAAGCTGTAGATGAAAATGGTACAGATCTTTATGCAGTAAGAGAAGCAATATGCGATGATAGTTATGTAAATGTATTTTTCTCTCAAGAGAGATTAGATACTCCACAAATAAACTTATTATATAATATAGCTGATGTAGGAATGCTTATTACTTCAAACGAAGGATGGGGATTATCTTTAACTGAGACTATGATGGCAGGTAAAATGATCATAGCTAACGTAACAGGTGGCATGCAAGATCAAATGAGATTTACAGATGAGAATGGTGACTGGATCGACTTCAGTTCAGACTTCCCATCAAACCACAGAGGAACTTATAAAGATCATGGAATATGGGCAGTGCCTGTTTATCCTTCAAATATCTCAATGGTAGGTTCAGTTCCAACTCCTTATATCTTTGATGACAGATGTGCACCAGAAGATGTAGCAAAAGCTCTATATACAGTTTATGATCTAGGAAAAGAAGAAAGAACTAGAAGAGGGTTGTTAGCTAGAGAATGGGTAACATCGGATGAATCAGGAATGTCAGCACGTCAAATGTGTACAAACGTAATTGAAGCAATGGACGAATCCTTTGATAAGTTTGTACCAAGATCTAGATTTGATTTATTCAAAGTAGAAGAGAGACCAAAAAAGTACATCACACATAAATTATTATACTAGACAGTCCCTTAGACACTGGTTCTATAAGGAGAGCCTATTTATAATAAAGAGTAAATGGGAATTAAAACTGGGAAAGTAGTAGAGTGTGTGATTTGCAATAAAGAGGTTTACAAGTCTAAATGGGAATTAAAAGAAAGAAACTTCTGCAGTAGGAACTGTGCTAACAAAGGGCATGCAATTCTCCTTACTAAGAAGGTATACACGAAAGTAAATTGTCCGGAATGTGAAAAAGAATTTCAACAATCCTGGAAAGGTCCTAAGAAATTCTGCTCAACAACTTGTAGCTCTAGATACAACTTAGCAGTTATAAACTCTAAAGAGCCCTTAAAAAAGGGAACAAGGCCAGAAAAAGAGTTTGCAGAATTGTTGGATCTCTATGCTATCGAATACGTATTTCAAAAAGCAGTTCCTTGGAAGCGAGGATGGAAAAAGTGGTACGACTTCTACATTCCAGAAAGTAATACTCTTATAGAAGTAGATGGAACGTATTGGCACGGACAAGGGCTCTCTACTTCCGAGCTAAACAACCAGCAATGGAACACTAGAGTTAATGATAGGTTCAAAAACTACCTTGCAAAAGAAAGAGGTTATATATTAAAAAGAATTTGGAGTAATGAAATAACTTCATTATGTTATATAAAATTAAAACAGTTATTATATGAATAATAAACCAACATTAGTAGTAAGTTGTCCAATAGACTGCTACAGTGGATACTCTGCTAGAAGTAGAGACTTCGTACAATCAATCATCGATACAGATAAGTACGATGTAAAAATACTATCACAAAGATGGGGAGGAACTAGGTTCGGATATTTAAAAGATCATAACAATGTATCTTTAGCTTCTAGAATTATACCTCAACTGACACAACAGCCAGATATCTGGATGCAAATTACAGTTCCAAATGAATTTCAAAAAGTAGGTAAGTACAATATTGGAGTAACAGCTGGTATTGAAACTACGCTTTGTGATCCTACTTGGATTGAAGGATGTAATAGAATGGACTTAGTTCTTGTATCAGCACAGCATGCTAAGAAAGTATTTGAAGAAAGTACGTTTAATATACAGGATTCAAATACAAACCAAGTAACAGGTCAACTAAAACTTACGTCTAAGGTAGAGGTATTATTTGAAGGAGCTGATATTGAAAAGTATACTCCATTAGCATTACCAGTTAAATTAGATCTTTCAGATATAGACGAATCATTCTGTTACTTAGTAGTAGGACACTGGTTACAGGGAGAGTTAGGACAGGACAGAAAGAATATAGGTTATACTATTAAAACTTTCCTTGAGTCGTTCAAGAACAAACCTAAAGATAAACGACCAGCACTTCTACTAAAAGTACAAGCAGGAGCAGGAACTTCTATTATGGACAAAGAAGCTGTACTAGATAAGATTGATGCAATCAGAAAGACAGTTAAAGGTACTTTACCTAACATATACCTTCTTCATGGAGAAATGACTGATGCAGAAGTAAACGAACTGTACAATCATACTAAAGTGAAAGCAATGGTGTCTCTAACAAAAGGAGAAGGATTTGGAAGACCTTTATTAGAATTTAGTTTAGTAAACAAACCAATCATAGCATCTTACTGGTCAGGACATACTGATTTTCTAAATACAGAGTTTGTAAAATACGTAGGAGGAACTCTTACAAACGTACATCCATCAGCAGCTGTCGATAAGATGATACTTCAGGAAAGTCAGTGGTTTACTCCTAGTGATGCAGAAGTAGGTACTGCCTATAGAGATGTTTATGAGAATTATAAAAAGTATGCTGAATTAGCTAAGAGACAAGGTTTTAAGTCTAGGAGTAACTTTAGTTACGAAAAGATGAGAGAAACGCTAGATAACCTTCTAACACAATATGTTCCTGAGTTTCCTCGCCAAATTCAACTTAAGCTTCCTACCTTGAAAAAGATAGAGCTTCCTTCACTGAAGAAGTTGTAGATATTACCGGACTTTCCTAATCATGAGACTATTTATAGTAAAGAAGTCTTATGATAGGAATTTATAAAATTACAAGTCCAAGTGGAAAAGTATACATAGGTCAGGCAGTTAATATAGGTATTAGGAAGAAAAGTTATGAGAAAGCTAATTGCAAGCAACAGCCAAGGTTGTACAGGTCTATTAGTAAGTACGGATTTTCTGAGCATGATTTTAGTATTCTTGAGGAATGTACAGAGGATATTCTAAACGAAAGGGAGAGGTATTGGCAGGACTTTTACAGCGCAACTAGCAGTAGAGGGTTGAACTGTCGATTAACAGAGACAGGTGATAAGTCAGGAAAACTCTCAGAAGCCAGCATAGGTACGATAAAAAGATCACTACGGTATAAAAGAAATACACCAGTATATCAATTTACTCTTGAGGGAGATCTACTTCGGATGTATGAGAGTACTTTAGAAGCAGGTAGGGCTTTGGGAGATGTAACAAAGGGTTCATCAATATCCTCTTGCTGCAATGGAAGACAGTCTACAGCTTTTGGATACGTTTGGTCTTATTTAGAATATATAAAGGCTCCTACTAAAGTAACTCATCAGCATGGTAAAGTTATCCTGCAGTTAGATTTAGGAGAAGATATTCTTAGAGAGTATAGCTCTCCTAGAGATGCAGTTAAGCAGTACGGAAAGAGCATATACGACTGCCTGACTGGTAAGCAAAAATCAGCATATGGATTTATTTGGAAATATAAAAATTAAAAATTAAATAAAGTATAATGGAAGAAAAAATGTCAATCTGTCCACACTGTGGAGGAAATGCTTGTTACGAACAACAAGTAAGTGAAGAAGTAACAACGAGCTTTTGTTTCGGATGTGGATATACTACAAGTACTTTAATGACTCAAGGAGGAGATCTAGTACAGAAAGCATTAGGAGCATCACCAGAACTGTACAAAGATCTTATGTTTGTTGACGAGAATAGTAAAGTCTGGTTTCCAGCAATAGTTACTCTTCCTAAGAAAGGAATGGTATTTCTAGATGGAACTTCAAAAGATAGTTGGAGATGGGCTTCAGCTCTTGCAGTAGAGATCTCAGAAGAAGAGAAAGCTAAGTTTTCAAAAGATCAAACTCATAAGATGGATATGAAAAGTATCTCTCATTTTGAGAAAGAAGACTTTATGGAAGCATTATATGCTATCAAATTTTTTGACGTAGAAGTTGTAGAATCGGAATAAGTTCCTTATCTTTATAGAATGAAAAGAGATCAATTAAGTTTAGTTTTATTTTTAGTTTTTTAAAAAACCTAGCTATTTATAATAAAGATGGGAAGATTAAAAAAATACGATACAGTAGAAGAACAACAAGATGCAAAAGA